TCAAGGATGATAATGACAGAATAGAATATCAAAAGAGTCTCGATAAAGGAAAAGATTCTGAAGATGAAATGAAACCGTTGGGAGAAGGAGAATCCTTGAAAATAAGAGGAACCAAAGGCTTGATGCTTTCTATAAAGAGCAAAATAGAAGATGCAAAAATAGAGAACACGGATGAAGTTCCAGAAACAAAACAGCGATTAACAGATCCACATAACAGGCCAGAAAATCCAATGGATGCTGGCGATAATGCCTCTGATAAGTTTGAGGATGAAACTGGATTTGAGATTGATGATGATAATTTCTAAAACAAAAAACCCTCTTTCGAGGGTTTTTTATGCTTCTATTTGTAAAATCAAAACGTTTTCTTCTGGTCTTGTTAGTATCGATGCTGACCAACCTTTGTCTTTAGCTTCAACAGCATCTTCGAATTTCTTCGCGAATTTCTTATAATCTTTCTCGATCAAATTATTTTCTTCTGCAAACATTTCAGGAGTCAAATAAAGATCTGCCCATACTGTTATTTTTCTGCCACTAATTTCTGAATCTAATCCATATTCTCCTTCTTGCTTATCCATGTTTGGAGTACTATAAGACATTGAACCATAAACATCTGTTAATTGATCAGTGATGTAATTCTCAAGAAAGGATTCAATCTCATGGATTAAATCTCTATCTGTTCCAAAATCATCGAAATCCTCGAATAGTTTAATGTGCTTCATGTTACTTTGTGTCTGAATCAACTTGTGCATTTGAAGGTCTACTGTAATCTGCTTTTTTTAGCAATCCTTGTGTCCATTTTCCGTAGTTTGGACCAATGTAATACTTACCATCTACCAATTCAACAAGATCTGCTTGTGCAATAGACGCAAAAAACATTGAGTTGTTTCCTGGCGAATAAGGTCTGTTAATAGATTTATAAAAATCCTTTCTTGTTTTTCCTGGATTGTTGTAAACGAAATCAAGAAAAACTTTAGTTACACCATTAGGTTTTGGTGGATATGCAAACGTGTAAGTGCTTGCTCTATTTTCTGGTTCCCAGAAAACTACTTCTTCTTCAACTGAAGAAACTGCTTCAAATAATTTAAGGTGCTTCATCGTAGTATTCTCCTTTTTCTTTCCATTCAACAAACGTTGCTGCGGCTTCCTGCCTTGACATTGCTTGATGATAATTTGTGAACTTCTCAATTGCAAATCTAATTGCATTTGTGACTTCCTCTTCGTTGAAAGAATCTTGATCTTTTAAATCTTCATTGAGAAATGAATCAATCGATTTTAGATTTTTCATTATTTTGGCATTAATTCTTCGAGTTCAGATTTGTATTGACCAAATCCATGTTTAATAAGAACTTTAGTAATGGCTGCTTTAATATCTTCGTAAGTTTGTGTGATAATATCTTTTTGGTCTATTTCATATTCCAATTTAAGATAATCATCGAGAACTTCAAAGTTTAAAAGTTTACCATACATCTCATTCAATTGAGCTTCAGAAAGAGTTGCGTATCCTTTCTTTCCTTCAACCTCACCGTCCATCGCCTTTTTAACGATGTCAGCTTCTCCTTTTTCATCATGATCTGCCTTTTCAGCTTTATTCTTATTTTTTAAGAATTGCTCATAGGACAAGATACTTCTCTTGCTTACATTGAATGTGTTCATGTGCAGTAAAAATTATTTCTTAATGTTGATCTTCTTAGGATCGTCAAGAGCAGCATCGTAATCAGCTGCTGCAGTAGAAGATCCACCGTAAGTAGCTTTTGTTGCTTCGTGTTTGGTTTTATCAAGCTTCTTAGCATCATCATCTAATGCATTATCATAACCTGCTTTTCCTTTTTCATCTCCAAGCATTCCATCTTTAGTGATTTCAGCTTCACCTTTTTCAGTGTGTTTTGGAGTCTCAGCAACTTTACGGTTGCGCATCCATTCTTCGAAAGACATTGTCTTTCTTTGTTTGATGTCGAAAATGTTCATTGTTCGGTTGGTTTAATTTAATCTATATATTTAGATACTAACTCAATAAATCCGGCCAGAGAGAAATTCCATGATTGCAGGAATTGTTTTCTTTTTGGCTTTCTTTTATATATATCCTATACGAAAGGTAAAATTGCATGGCAGATAAAAAATTTGGTGGTAAACCCACAGGACCAGAACTTGGAAAAGAATCCGTAGTTTGGTCGACTGAAAGAGTAATAGAATTGCTCGATCAACTCGAGAAAGGAATAGAACCATATCAGACTCCCTTCTGGGACGGAAAACCTGAATGGCGTTCAGCAAACATAGTTTTTGAATACACACCTGAAGAGGTTGCTGAAATAGAGAAATGCGCAAGAGACGTCATTTACTTTGCAAACAAATATGTGTTTGCGATGACTGATGATGGAATCATGAACATCTTATTAAGAGATTATCAAGAGGACATCTTAAGAGAATTCCAGGATAATAGATTCTGTGCATTCGTTTCCCCAAGACAGATAGGTAAAACAATCACAACAGGAATATTCCTGACGTGGTATTTGTTATTTCACACGGATAAGAACTTAATGATCTTATCAAATACAGGAGCAACCACAATAGAAATCATTGACAAGATAAAAGTCATATTGACAAATCTTCCATTCTTCTTAAAGCCTGGAGTTATTGTCAATAACCAAATGACGATGAAATTTGATAATGGTTGCAGGTTATTTGGTAGAAACACAACTAAGACTGCTGCAATCGGTTTCGCAGTCCACTTCTTATACTGTGATGAGTTTGCTCACATCCATTCAAACTTCATTGATCCATTTTGGAGATCGGTATATCCTACATTGGCTTCTTCTAAAATTTCACGATGTGTTATAACATCAACGCCAAACGGACAGAATAAATTCTACGAAATTTATGTTGCAGGTCTCGAAGGTAAAAATGAATTTAAAGCAATACGCGTCGATTGGTGGCAGGTTCCTGGAAGAGATGAAGCATGGAGATTAAAAGAGATTGCCAACCTTGGTTCAGAGGATGACTTCAACCAAGAGTATGGATGTCAATTCCTTGCATCGTCTAAACTATTGTTGGATTCGAGAACACTGTCACAAACAAAGAGCGTGACTGTAGAATATGAATGGAGAGAGATTGAAGACATTGCTGACATGGGAATAACAGATTACGATGGTCTCAAATGGCATCCTAAGTTTTCTTTTGAAAACATTAAGCCTACCGATAAATTTGTATTCACTATTGATACAGCTGGTGGCGGTGGTGGAAAAAGCGACTTTTCTGTCGTTAACATATTCAAGATGATACCGATGCCATTGTCCATGTTGGATAAGGCAACTTCATTTACAGATGAGGGTGACTTCTTTAGCTTGTTGCAAATTGGATTATACAGAAGCAATACCACTGATTTAGAAATATTGATACCAATCATAGAAGCATTGCTCTATAAGACTTTCGGGTCTGACAACGTTAGAATTGTTTTAGAAATGGATTTTAAAGGAAATCTTGTTTATGATAGGATGTCAAGACATAAAGAATTCTATGATGACATTTTTGTTCACACAAAACATTCTGAGAATGCAAGACACTTAAAGCCAGGATTGAAATTGAATCCTAAGAATAAGCTCCAATTCTGTATGGAAATGAGAAGACTCGTTAAAGGTGGAAAAATAATTCCAAATGAAAAAAATACTTTTAATGAGCTTACTTCATTCGGTATAAACAAGAAAGGTTCATACTCCTCTCAAATAGGACACGATGACATAGCAATGACTATTGTAAATATGAGTTCTTTTTTCACCTCAAGCCAATATTTCGAGATGGTCGAGGATATATACGATACGCTGGAGGATAAGTACAAAAAAGCAATAGCGGAAAAACTCAAGGCCGGAGACGTCGGAGGAAATGATGATGGGTTCGACATGGGTTTTTTAAAAGGTCTTATGCAATGATTTTGCCGAAATAAACGGCAATTTTTGAGCTTGGAAAAAATATATAAATAAAATAACCACCGTATAAAGAATGGCAACTATCAGACTCGATTTGAACAAATTTAAAGCCAGCGGTATTTACACGCTCGAATTTGATCAGTCGGAAAACATTACGCTGACACCACAGACAGTTAGACTTGTGGTAGGATTCTCTAAAAAAGGACCTTTCAACGCACCTGTTTTCTGCCCTGACATTAAGACTGCAAGAACGGTATTCGGTGATATAGACACCTCTCTTGAAAGAAAGGGATCTTTCTTCCACAGAAGCTTATTCACTTGTTTGCAAACAGGTCCAGTTTTCGCGTTAAATCTTTTGGCATTGAATGATGACCAAGAGACTTCACCTGACAACTCAGACAAAGTAAACTACATATCTTACTCTATTGATACAGCTGAGTTTAATGGAGTTTTAACTCCAAGACTTGTAAGCTCATTCTATAACAAGCAAAAATTCTGGTTCCCAGATCCTGAGTTTTTCCTTGCAACAGTTTCTTCAATAGATCAACCAAAACTTTTTGATTTCGTAAACCTTGGTAAGACTCCAATGTCTATCATCGTTCAGAAATCTGCAGTTAAAGGTTATGACCTTACTGCAAAAGAATGGTACAACAGTTTAAAAACTCCAAAACCAGAATTCCTTGATGACAATGATTACATTAACGATTTCTTCGTTGACGTCATTGCTGTTGAAGGTGATTGGACAGATTATGCAAATCTTGCAATTGATCCTGTGTACAGCAATTACTTCAATGTAAAAGGATTTAAGAAAGATAAATTACAAGAATTTATTTCACGTCCTGAAATTAGTCTTGTAGCAAGCATTCAAGGTTGCATCATCCCAGATTTGAGAGATGCAAATGGAAGTAATCAATTCATCGAGACGTTGGTAAACAACTCTACTGCGGTGACTGGATTATTCTGTGCGGTTAACAAACTTGCTCTTGATGATTTAATTAATAACACAAGCAAAATAGATTTAGTTGGTCACAACTTGATCGCAGCTTTAGTTGGTGGTCAAGATCACATCGATTTGATTTCTTACAAAGCTCCATTAAAGAATGACCAAGCTTATGATGATGTTGCTCCTTCTTACATTGTGTATTCTTCTCCGTTCGACGTAATGGTTGCATACGGACCAAGCATCGGTTTCCCAACTGGTACTGGAATCTACAACGATTGGAAAGCTGGAGTTATCACTGATGGTGATTTCATTATCAAGGATTCTATCGGAACAAAACAATACTTGAAATTCTTCCCTAACACGGATGGATTTGGAGACCCATACGTTGAGGTGAGAGCTTACGATGACGATACATTCGCATCACAAGAAAGCATCGACACAATTGGAACAACTTACGATACATCTGGAGCACTTGTTGTTCCTGGTGGATGGAACATTGTTTCTTTATATGGAACATACAACCAATACTTCAACACAATCACTGCAGATCCTCAGAAGCCAATCACAAATAACGAATGTATTGTAACAAATGCAGACGCTAAGAAGATTAACATCGGAGATTTGTTAGTTGACGCTTCAGGAGCGAGATTAACGAGAGTAATTAAGAAGTCGCAATATGATATTATCGGAAACGTGAAAATCACTTGCGGAGTTTCCATTAAGTTCTACTCTTCAAACAGAGTTCAGAAGTTCCAAAGACTACAAGATTTCGTTACTGAACTTCAGTACACATACTTGAAAGGATTCACATTGAAAGATACTCACATGCCTAACGGTTCTGACGCAAGACAGAATGAGATCTTAGATGTAATGTATAACACAAATATTGCAACATCACTTGCGAGCAAGGACATCATCACATTCAGATATATCGTTGATACATTCTGGGGTGGTATTGAGCCAAACTCTAAGAACAGACTTGCAACACTTGCAAAGAACAGAGCAAAATGTCTTGCATTGTTGAATGCTCCTTCTATGAAGCAATTCAGCGAGAGTACTGATCCTAAGTTTACTGACGAACCAACTGCAAGTAATCCAAAACCAATCTTGAATGTGAGATACATTCCCGATGGTGGTAACCAAAGCTTAAACCCAAGTTTCTCATTCACATTGGCTGATGAAACAATCGGAAGCAAATACTCAGGTTACTTCGCACCGTTCATCATCTTGAGAGAGAACAACAAGAATATTTCTGTTCCTCCATCTGCATTGGTATCGAATCTTTTCGTTCAGAAATTCTTGAACGGAACTCCATTCGCAATTGTTGCAGGACCAAGAAGAGGTTTAATCTCTGATCCAAACTTAGTAGGTGTTGAATACGACTTGACAGATGAGGAAAGAACATTCCTTGAGCCATTCGGTATCAACCCTATCATCAGAAGAAGAGGTGTTGGAGTTATGATCTTCGCTAACCAAACAGGTTTCCAAAGAGTAAACTCTGCATTAAACAACTTGCACGTGAGAGACTTGTTGATCACAATCGAAGAAGACATCGAGACAATCTTAAGTAACTACTTATTTGAGTTCAACGATCCTTCAATCAGATTGGAAATCAAATCGAAAGTGGACAGCTACCTTGAAGGTGTTCAGTCTGCAGGAGGTATATTCAACTTCTTGACAATCATGGACAGCTCAAACAACACGCCAGAGGTTATCGACCAGAACATGGGAATAATCGACGTGATTGTAGAACCTGCAAGAGGTATCCACAAGTTCTTGAACAGAGTAACTATCGCTAAGACTGGTGCAATTGCATCTGGTGGATTTACATTAGCGTAATCAAATACTAACAAAAGCTTAGAAGGCGAGGGAGAATTCTCTCGCCTTTTTTGATAGAAATAAATTGCTG